CTTCTTCCTTTCCACGCGCCAAGCTCAACAATCTTCCCGTCGTCTCTGCAATTCTCCACAAGCATTTTATAGACATTGGGCGAGTCGAACCAATCCTCTCCAAAATCTGCGGTAATATGGTTCATAGTTCGTAAGCCTCGTTATATTCACCCGCTTCTGTTGCCTTGTAGCCGAGGGCTTTTAGTTTCTCAATGCAAGAGTTATAGTTTTTACCCTTTGCTAGAAATCCATCAGAATGAAGAGTCTCAAATTCGATTCTTCTGATATTGTGTTTTTCAATATCAAAATTAAGTATGATCTCACAATCCAAGCCCTCTGTGTCGATATAAAGTCTGTCGCACTTCTCGATTTTGTTTGAACTAAAAAAACCAGCAAGGCTTGTGGCTGGCACATTGATTGTATCAAAACTTATATGGCCGTGATCTTTTAGGTGATTTTTTAATGTCGATGCGTGAGCGCTGAGTGCTCTTGAGCGTGGAATGTGCAAGTCAATAGAATCAGCATCATTCGGGACAATCGCAAGGTTGTGAAATCGGGTTTGCTTAAAATCTGAATATGTCTGCTTGCAATCTTCAAGGGCTTCTAGGTTTGGCTCTATGAGATGTATTGCCTCGATGCCGTCCTTGTTCTTTTGGCAGAAATCTAGGATATGGTCTTTCCCATCGTTGCACCCGATTTGAACAATGGTCATAGCTGAAAGATGGCCGCCCCATTACGCACCGACAAATCTTCCCAGAGCATTTCTGCAAATCCCTTGAGCTTGTGGTAGTTTGCCCAGTTCTTGATGTCGTTCACATCGTCCAAGGCGATGACTGCCTTCTCTGCCAAGAATGGCCTTACGCAACGCAATTCAGCCTCACCAGAGAAAGGCGAGCCATCAATCAGAACAAAGTTAAAATCTACATTATGCTCAAAGTGGATATCCTCGATTGCATTGGTCGAGTATGGGTAGGCGGTTTCAAGGCATACATTGTGCCAGCCTAGGATTGTTTCGATGGGGTATTGGTTGAGGTTTGTTTTGGTAGTTCGGTAAAACTCCTCAATGTCGTTCTTGTTCATCCAGAATTTCGACAAGGTTGCGGTTCCATTTACGGCAACGCCTCCCCTTGCAGATAGATTCATCGAGTGCCTGCCGATGCGGTCTGGGTGGTTCTCAATGCTGAATAGTCTTTTCGTCCTAATACATTGAGTCGAGCCGTCCCCAGTTCCTCCCCCGATCTCTAGCCCAACATCTAATCCCTCGCTATACTTTGCAAGGGCTTTACCAAATGAATCGTTAATGCTTACTTCTTGCACTTTGCATATCCAGTAAGAGCCTTCACAATCACATATTGAATCACCGCTTCCTTGTCGTGCTTCAACGCCATCATCCCGCACTCGTAAAGCTCCTTACCCGCCTTTTCGTCATAGGTAATATCGACCTTCACATACTTGATGGGGTCGGGGCGAGACTTGCCGAATCTAATCACACCCAGCCCCTTCGCATGCTCCCCCTTTTTTGATTGCCTACATCCAATTACTTGCTTTGCGTTTTTCATATATTGCTTTCCCTTTCTCGTAGAACTCCGGCTTGTTGTGGTTTTTTAGTTGCTCGTCTGGGTTGCCCCCTGCGAACATAGGATTCTCGTGTTTGAATTGAATATGTCTAGCCTCAACTACTACCCCAGCTTGGTAGGCTGATTCTGTGAACTCGTTGTCCGAATAGATGCCGTCTGAGTCTTGGTAGTCTGGGTGGAATAGATGCCCCTGCTTCTTGAGCCTAGATTGCGTCAAAATCGCCATACAGAGGAGCTTGTCTTGCCGTAAGCCATCTGATACTGCCAGCACTTTCTCTGCCTTTGTATCCCCAATAGCGTTCGAAATTAGGGCATCCCAATGGCGGGGTGGTGTCCAATCATCGCTCATTTGAACGATAATGTCCCCTTTGGCTATTTTTGCCCCCGCGTTCCAAGCGTTGACGATGCCTCCGGGGTTGCACCTAATTGCTTGGTGCGGGGTGTAGTCGATGGGGTCGTTATGATCGACCATAAACAACCATTCAACTTCAAGGGGCTTTTGGGCTAGGGAAAGCCATTGCCAACGCCTCTGCCAAGCGACTTGTGGCCTCCCTCTTGTAGCGTGGATAATGCTGATCTTGGGGGCGGGTCTGAACTTGCGAATCTTCTCGGCCTCCCCCATCTCATTAACACACACCGAGGCCGTCTCGTATAAGTCCATCGCTTGCCAGTTGTAAATCGCCTCTACCAAATTCCAGTAGTGAACCTTTGGGCGGTGCAACGCCATGCAAGCCCTTCCCGCACCATAAGCCTTTACCCAATTCCCTTTTCCCGCCCAATGATTTGCAATATAAAAATAAGCCTCTCGCCTATCGGGCTGAAGTGATATGGCTTGCCCAAGATAAGAAAGCCTCTCGTTCTCTGGAACGCATCGTCCAAGGTTACATAGAACATCATATCGGAGCGTATCTTCTAGCTCTGGGAAGGCCAAAGCTCGCATACTGGAATCAATGCACTTGTCGTATTTGCCAGACAAAAAGTATTCTTGAGCTTGGTAGTAGAGGGCGTTGGGTGCAGTTGAAAGCGTGTCCTCTAGGATTCTAAAGTTCCTTTCAGCACTTTTAGGCTTATACCCGGCGGGCTTGTGGATTCTGAAAATCTTGTCCACCCCAATCGTCTTGTTCTGCTCTCTGCAAACAAGCATTTCGTGGACTCGGTTCTTCCAATAACAAGTTCCCCTCTTGGAGATTTCCTCTCGGAGTGGTATGAGTCCAGCGTTGTCCACATTGTACTTTAACGCCACAAGGTGAGCGTCTTTTTGGATGGCTTGGTCAATAGCCTCTTCGACTATCTTCGCCCCATCCTCGGCCATTACATCGTCAGCATCGACCCATAAACACCATTCACTCGAACAAGCCTCTAGTGCCGTGTTCCTTGCCGTGGCGAAATCGTCAATGTGAGGCCAATCGTTTTTGTTGGTATAGTGAACAATCTTCGCGCCCAGCCCCCTCGCAATCTCCTCTGTCTTGTCTGGGATAGCGTTCCCCCTAGCGATGCAAACAACAAGCTCCGCTGAAATGGGCTTAAACGATTGAAGGCATCTGGCGATATACTCTTCTTCATTGCCAGCGATAAGATAAACAGAGATAGGATGTTTCAAGAGGATTTCAGGGGTTAGGATTTTAGCTCATAAGGATGTCAAAAAAGAAAAGGAGGGAGAGCTTTCGCCCTCCCCCCATTCCTTATGAAACAACCAACAGCAATCTTTAGCTGGCGGAGTAGTTGGTGGTGATACGAACGGCGGCGTTCGGGTCAATCACAACTTCGTCCGTGTTCATGCGAACGCGGAGCACTTGGCTACGGCGAGCTTCGTCACGATAGCTTTCAGAGACGAAACCACCAGCCGAGTCACCCGACCAAACCAAGGTGCGTCCGATTCCACCAGCGGTGAACTCACCACCGGAAATCTGACCTACGATGATCTTGGTGTCCGGAACAACGAACGAGCCCGAGTAGGCTTTGTTCTTACCAGCAGAGTTGATCGCCGCACGACCAACGAGGAGGTTCTGAACTCCCAGAGCCGCCGCGATTTCAGCTTCGCTCAACAACCGAGCACCAGTATTGGAGATAACTCCGAAGAACTGATTCTGCAAGAGGGTGGAGCGTCTGATTAACTCAAACACATTGGCCGACATCGCGATACAATTCACTTCGTAACCATACTGATTAAGAGCGAGCTTGGCGGCCGCTACGTCACGAGCCACATCAATCGTGGCGATGTTCGTGTTCGTGTAGGCTACTGCACGAGTCTGGTCAGAGATGGTGAAGGGAGTCGAACCAGCCCAGAGAAGATCGGAAACCCGCTTCTCGTGGGAGAGTTTTAACTGACGGAGCAAGAACTTCGCAGTTTCTGCCTCGTACGAAAAAAACCTATTTAAGTCCAGAGCAGTGGCGTCGTCGAGGAGCTCTTCCAAGCCGAACTCGTCCGTGGAATAGTTTGCAGAGCTGAAGGAACGAATCCCTCGGCTATAAGCAGAACCAGAATCACGAGCCGTTGCATTGTTGGTCAAGAGGTCTGCACCTCCAAGTTGAACCTTGAGATAAGTTCCGCTCTTTGCATCTACATTCTGCAAAGGGAGAAGTTGCGAACCGATCAAGCCCACATCGGCTTGAGGGGCTTCGATCAACGCTTGGTTGATGTCGGCGCGAATTGTTGAACCGCCACTTACGTATGCCATATATTTATATTCTTTCTTGGTTGGTTAAATTACTGGGTTAAGGGAACTGCGACTTCGATGACTGCATCGGCCGCGCCACCTTCGAGAGCAACTCCGACAACGCCAACATTGGCGGCCGCAGTTGTTACGAGGCCAGCCGTGCTAGTAGCCACTAGGCCACCAGCCGCAATCGCCACATCACAAGTTGCAAAGAAGGTTGGGTAGAACAGCTTGACTGCACCGTTGTCACCAGCCGCCACATCGGAAATAGTAGAGCCAACCGCACGAGCCGTGCCGGAGACTGCCGCTACTGCCAATCCATCTGTTCCGATTTGGACGAATCGGTAAGCCGAAATCGCCGAAGCGAAGTTAAAGGTGCGAACTGCACCACCGTCAATATTTGTTGCCATTTTAGTATTATCCTTTGTTTAGAGTTTAGAAATACCACGAGTCAGAGCCTCGCTATATTCCTTGGGGTTGGAGAGCATCACGGCTTTCATGGCCTTGAGCTTGCTTGTTCCGTAGTCGCTATGGGCGGCCACGAGTGCTTCAAAAGTTTTGGGTTCTTCCTTTTTCTCGGAAGGAACTTCAATCGAAGGGGAAGCGGGGATGGGCTTAATTCCGAACTCGGTCAGAACTTTCTTCACAACCTCGCTCATTTCCTCGGTCTTCTCCTCTTTCTTATCTTCATCTTCTTTTTCGATGACGATCTTGGGAGCTTCCTCGGCCATCTCCTCTTTCTTCATTTCTTCCTTGGGTTTCATCGCCTCTTCCAAGGCGGAGAGACGAACCTTAATTTCGTCCATGTCTTTCTTATAGTCATTGTTTTCCATATTTGATTTGTCCTTTTTGTCAAGTGGAGCTTCCTCCACGGCTTCTTTGGCTACGGCTGGGATGCTCTTGCCTCCCTGCACATAACCGAGTTTTTCCATAAACTTCACCATCTCCTCGAATAATCCATTCGTGGCGGCTGGGCTGGAAACTAAATCAGCAGAGGCGATGCTCTGGGGTCGAATGTAATCCTTGCCATTTATAGTCTCGGACTCATTCACAAAGGCTAGGGAAACGCCGAACTGGTCTGGGGCTTCCGAGGCCATCTCTTTGATAAGGCCGTAGTGAGGGGAGTTGCGGAGCAAGCGGAGGTCGGCCACTAGCTTATCCCCTTCGATGCGAGGATTCCTTGCGAAGCCCACAACCGCCTCCAATCCAGAGCCGTGATTCATCTTGACCTTTACGCCATTCTTTGCGCTTCCCATAAGTTTGAGGGCAGTCTCTAGGCTTGTTTTATCCACGAAAAGGTCGTGTCCTTTAGCCTCTCCCACCTCCAAAATGCTCACCCCGCCTAGCTCCATTTCATCCATCTCCTCGTCCCGATATGTCGAATAGGCTACGGCTGAACGCTGGCTTTCGTCTGGGAAGTCACTCACGGCTTGCTCGTCTCCCATAAAGCGGGAAACAAAGTCTTGTTCGGATTCGTCAGCGGAGGGAATGGGCAGGGGCATAAAGCATCGAGGTTATGTCAAAGAAGATCGCCGTCTGCCGCTCGATATGACTTCTTGACTTCACCGCCACCAGCCATCTTGAGAAACTTGTTCACCCTAGCCATCGCCCAAGCGTTGCGTGAGTTGGGCTTTCCTCCGGTAATCGTTGGCCTAAAGCTAGTCGAGAACGCGCCCGCCCCCCTTCTGAATACTTTCTTCAATGCTCCAAGGCTCGGGGTTTTCCTTGAGGGGTACTTGTCCTTGAACTCGGCAATCTTGTTCTTGAGGGCTTCTTCGTTCTGCTCTGAAATCTCAATATCCCCTGCCTTGCTTCTCGTAGATGCAGTTCCTTCAGGATTCTCCTTTGAGCCTTTGATTCGCTCTTTGGGAGGGGCTGGGGTTTGGGAGACTGGTCGGGCAAGTTCTTCGTCTCGTATTGGCGAAAATCCATCAGCTCCAGAATCAATCAATCTTTCTTCTATTGGCATTTGTTTAATACTCCTCAACATCTATTTCAAACTCTAGCGTATTCTTTTTTCTCCTTGGTTCTCCTATTAAACGCAGTCTCTTCCCCCGAGTCAATACAAACTCTTGCTCAAAACTTTCCACCGAAACATCCTGCAAGGCTTTAAGATTTTTAGACGACTTTAGGGTCATAAATACAGAAACAGGCTCTTTTGTTTTTGCAAACGAAAAGAAGGCGGCTTTGTTTGAGTCGGGGCTAAAGGATGTTAATGTTCTATTTGTGGTTTGACCACCCCTCAATCCCTCAAAAAAGCGGTTTGCGTCCTCTTCTGACTTTAGCGAAAGACCTCGGTACATATCTGTTTTTTGTGTTTGAGACGATTGCTTATTAATAAGGGAGATTATTCTTTGTCCTTCTTTTCCTTCTGGATTTGTGTTTATTTCCCTAAAACGACTTCCGGTAAAATCCTCAAATAGCTTTTTATCGTTTTTATCTGATTTTATGGTTTTTGCCCATTCGACTGCTTTTGCGTCTGGTTCTTGTGATTGAGCTGTGCCCTTCTTGATTTTATCTGAACTAGGAATTTCTTTCTTTGGTTTTTCTGGGATTATAGGCGGTTGGGGTTTTTTGGCTTGTTCTTTTTGTTTTTGAGTTGTCGGCCTTTTGTAATCCTTGGGGAACTTCCCACCGGGTCGGGTTGGCGTATAGCCCCCCTTGAGTGGGGGTCTGCCGTAACCCTCTGCACACTTGTTGTCTGGCCCGAAAGTTCCACCCTCATCTTGCCCACAATCCCTGCCAGCAACAAACTCGGTTTTCTTGTCCCTAGCCTCCATCTGTCCGACTACTTTCTTTGCCCAAGAAAAGCCAGCATCCCCGCCCCATCCATTCCACGCCTGCCAGCCCTTGCCTTGCTCCCCGAAGGTCGCTCCCTTTTTGTCCACTTCGTGCCTATCAAAAAAGGCTTTCATTCTGCGAACTGTATCGGGAGACATCTTCACCCCATTGATTAAATCTCTAGCCCTAGCGATGCCCACCGGAGTCATTCCCCTTTGGCTGGGTGGTTTCGTCTCTCTAACATCCAAAGCCCTTTTAGCGGCCTCCCTAGCTCCTTCTGGTGGGGTAAAATCAATCCCATCGTATTTTGCTAACTCAATCCCACCCATCATTCCCTCAATCAGCATCTTAATCGATGCTGGGTCGAGGCTTTCTAAAACTTCTAAACTACTTTTTTTTTGTGCGGTTGCCGTGGGGGCGGTCGGGGGTGTAGTAGGTTCTGGGGCTGGGGGTGTTGCGCCTCCCGAAGTATCCCCGCCTTGGTCTTTCTGGCTTGCGATGCGTTCTTCTTTTGTGGTTGGGATGATATTCCCCTCTTGTATCCCGCCAACGATATTGATGGCTTGCTCTCTTGAAATTGTTGGGAAGGCCGAAGTAATAACTGAAATCGCACCTTCCTTGGTCAGAGCACCGGCGGCAACGGCGTTGATGATATTGATGAGCGAAGCAACTTGTGCGCCATTGAGCGAGATGTCTTGGATTGGCTGGCCTTCCTCGGTCTGCCCTGCTTGTCCTTGTCCCGATCTTTCTGCGGCTTGCTGTGCATACACCAAGCTCTCAACGATGTCTGATATTGCCACCGCTGGGATGTCGTATTCTTTAGATAGCTTCTTAATGAAGCTTGCTTCTTGTGCCCTTTGCCGTAGCGAGCTTTCAAAATCTTGGCCGCGTTCACTATAAATATCGGCGGCGGTTCGCAATCCGGTCTTAAACTCGGCTATATTTGCTTGGCTCTCCCTCCCTAAATCTATGGAGACATTCGCCCCGAAATTAAAGATGCCCTTCGTTGTTCTTGTCCCAACATTGTCCTCAATCAATCCCCTCGCAACTGCGTCTGCAATCACGATGTTTTTAATTGGGCGAAGAACTTTGTCCTCAAGTAGTTTCTGGTATCTGCGGAAGGTTCGCCCTGCTTGTTGCATCTCAAGTCTTGCAGTCGGGCCACTCATAGCGGAAGGGTCTACGGCGAATGAATAAGGGATGCCAAGGCCAAGGCAAATGTTCCTCAAAAGAATCTTGTGGAACTCAGCAAACGCACCAGAGGGACGGCTCGGCCCATCGGGGAACACGATATCCTCACCCGGTTCTAGGTAGGAGATTTTGCCCGACTCAATCGCTTCTAGTTTGATAGTATCACCATTAACATTCTCATCGTTCGTGAGGGTGGAGAGGTCGGAAGCGTTGTTGTTATTTCTGCGAACAACTGCGGATTGGCTTGAGGCAACTCGTGCCGCCATCTTCTCGAAGTTCACGATATCGTAAATGTCCGTGCAATCATTTATGGCGGTATGGAAAGCACTTACTCCCCGATACTGGTCGATGCGGAGTGGGTCGAATAGGTGAAAGGCTTGGCTTGCGGGGATGGTTGCTTGGTAGGTGTAGAAATCGCCGATGCTTCGAT